CCGAATCGCGACGTCAACAAGATGTGAGGCACGCTTAATGCCCGGCGCGAGACCGAGGAATCCGTTGCTGATGAGTATCGAAACGTCGGTGGTAACCTCATTAGCGTTAGCGCGGAAAGTGGCTTTGTTGGTGCCGGAAAGACCTGGACGCATCGAGTAGTGAGCGCCCCCACCCCAACCGGTGCTAGGATAATTAAGATCTCTGGCGGCAGCGCCCAGGCGCATCAAACTATTGATGATCTCAACCTTGCGATACTGTTCCACCGCAGCGCCGAAACCTACGACCAATTCGCCGGCTTGGGGCGTAGAATCGTTATTGATGGCGGCAATGCTGCCGCGAGAACTGGAGGGAGTTAGGTGAACATACAGGCCCATGTTTTACTCCTTCGACTTTCCCTTGCTCTTGTGCAAGGTCTCAGGCGGTTCATCAGGTGGAGGCGGCGGCGGGGCCAGATGCTTGAAATGATTGGCTACAGCGACGACGGCCTCGTATTCCATGTTGCGAATCTTATTAAAGATCGCATCAATCTCAACGCCCTCGCTGACCATTCGTTTGATCTGGGCCACCTGAAGCGCATTAGGACCGATTTGAATCGTCATATGATTCCCTTATAAAGGCCGGGAGTCCCCACGTGGGGACTCCCGGCTGATCATTAGATCGAGTCTTCGATCCGGATGCGGACCATGTGTTCATCCTCAACCCGAACAGCCCCGAACGTGGCGAACGTGTAAATCCGCCATGCGAAGCTGATCGAGGGGTCCTCAGCCACTAGGGAGCTAATGTCCCGGTTGACCTGGAGACCAATGGCCTTCTTGGTGAAGGCCATGCAATTGAGATGGTTGACAGGATCGGTCGCGTCATAGAGGAGACGCGTGGAAACGATCCAGGTGTAGCCCATCCAGTTGCGGACGATACCATCGGTCTGCAGGGGGCGCAGCGCGTTGAAGTCAGCGCTGGTGGCCTCCGTCAGCTGCAGGAGCTTGCGCGCCTGCTTCGGGCCGATGACAAACACCTTCGGCTCCATAGGATCGATGTCGTTGGCGAGGAACTTCTCGCTAACTTCAGTGATCATATCGAAGCTGATAGGCAGGGTGTAGTCACCCACCTGCTGGCCGGCCGGGTAGTTGACGTTATTACCATCGCCATCGAGCGCGGTGCCGATAGCGCGGGCAATAATCTCGTCGTCGTAGGCTCGGCGCATTGCAGCAGCCTGGGACATTGCCAGATTGCTGTTCGGATCGATCAGCATCTGTACAATGTCCTCCTGCTCCGTGGAATCGCCAGTATTCCAGGTGCGGGGGACGGAAACCCGACGGCTCCAGGGCCAATCCTGGACGGGGGTTGCCTGAAGGCGGGTGGTCTTGAGAGCGGCATCGGCCGAACCCAGGCGATCCCAGTTATGGGCCTCGGACTGGACAGACTTCTCCATCACGAACGGACGGAGACGGGACGGCCACTGCTGGGCGAGGTGTCGAACGTTGGTTTCGTACGTTTGTACGAATACATTATCTACTGTATTGGGCATGGTAGCTCCTTTCCCAAAACACAAAATTGCAAGAATGAATTCTGCGCTTTGGAGCTACCCGGAAACCGGACCCCTCTGCTTGTGGCTTGCCCACCAGCACGTTTCTCACCGGACCCTTACGAGCTACCCGGCTATCCCGATAGAAAAAGTATACCACGGCGACGTATATCGTGTCAATTTCGTGAAGCGGCGACCATGCGATGGAGTTCGACCATCTGCTTGATGGCGGCCGCATTCGCCGAACTCGAGGGGTTCCAATACGGATGATCTTTGTTGTTCATGATTTCGCTGATGCGAAGCTGGGCCTCGTTCGGCGTCAGAAGAGTGGCACCTTCCTTAGGCGGGGCACCAGGGTTCTTAAACTGAGCGGCAATCGAGTGGAGCCAGCGCATGGTCGCTGGACCGACGTCACCAGTTTCCACACCGTTGATCAGGTCGTCCGGGGCGGCCATATTCTTCAATGTATTCTTGATCGTCGCCACGCGATCCTCGTACGTGACCCCCCACTCTTTACTAATCTCTTTTAGATTAGACTGGCGCGTTTCCTGCCGCTTGGCGGCAGTCTGCTGAGCCTTTTCAGCGGCCTTAGTCACAAGAACCTGTGCCTGCTGCACAGTGGCACCGGCCTCGAATGCCAGGTCCAGGATGTCGTTCACCTCTTCCTGCTTGATTCCCTCAGGAAGGGTGTACCCGTCCTTAGAATCGGGACGCCCGAGCTTCTTCCAGAGAGCAGTAGTGCCCTCCTTGTCGTCTGGATTCGGGGCAGGAATGACCCCGGGCACCTTTTCGATCAACTTATCGTAAAAGGCCTTCCGGTCCTCTTCCTTAGCATCTGGCCCAGGAATGCGAATGGCATTACCCAAGTAAGCCTGCTGATCAACGTACTGCTTCGCCAGAGACGAGACGTCCTTCACGTCCTTAAGGGACGGGGCATCCTTAAGCTCCGGGGGCAGTGTTTCCTTCCAATTCTCCATGCTGGGACTCCTTCATGTTTTTGATATACATAACCACATCTCGCTGCCCAACATTGTAGGCAGTGGCATGTGGATTTTCCTCGAACAAAGCACAGTTACCGAAAATCCTAGTGAGATGTTCGAGAACCTCCTTGCCTTCTGGGGTAGAGAAGACACGGCGATACTTGCCCGCCATTTTGCGGGCATCCTCTACTGCTTCTTTATACGTCTTGCTCAAACTCAGCTCCTCCCTGGGCTAGAGCCTGAGCGCCCTTGCCCATATTCTCCGCAGCCTGACCCTGCATGGCCGCAAGTTCAGCCTCCTGCTGAGCCTGCACCTGTTCGGCCCTCTGATCGCGCATTTTCTTGACATCGGCTCTCGAATTCAAGATCACGGCCGGAACGCCCTCAAGTTGCGCCAACTCGACCGCTAGCGTATCAAAGTTAACGTTATCGAGGATATCCTCCTTGATGCCGGAAAGCTCGGCAATACCGGCGACGTACCGGGTCACGGATTGCGTAATATCAGACTTCTGAGCACGGGCCAGAGGACCGACATACATGATGTTGATGTTGCCGTCAGATTCCTGGGCAACCATGGCCGGGGGTTCGCCAAGCACACCATACCGGTACAGGGTATTGAACGTGCTCTGCACGAGCGGATCTAGGAAGTCTGAACGCAGCCGACCGAGCGTAGGCCCCAGGAGTCTCTGCATCAACTCATACCGAGTCTGAACCTCAGTAGCCGTCATTGCCGGCGACTCCTTCATTTCCAGCTTGTCTATGAAGAAGATGGACAGGATCTGCTGCCGAAGGGCCTCACGCTCGAGCATTGATGCATCGAACCTAGCGGCAGACTCGTACGGGGTAACGTCATCCTTGTTACGGACGACCGTCTTACCGCCGGCACGAAGATCTAGGTCAGATAGGATGCCACGTTCAGTGACGAGGGACGCCGGGTCAACAGCCTTGGCTAGAGCCTGTTCAGTAAGCTCTTGCATCCGGTTGAGCGACAGGATATGCGGGAGAGCAATGACGGCCGGGCTATGCCCAAGCTTGGACTTGGCGGTACGCCGGAACTTGGGGTTATAGACTGGGAAATCGTGGTACCCGCCCTCCTCTAACAGGTGGCCATCGTTGAGAAGGATGTACTTGCAACCGATCGGGCGCTCCAGCGGAACTAGGACCCTAGGCGAGTTAAGGTTCGCCCTCTTGTCGGGACGATGGTATACTACGAACAGAACGCCGTACTTGTTGTCCTGGGACGACCCCGCCATGGTCTTGATATCATCCGGGCACTTGTCGGGGAACTTTTCAGCGATCTGCAGGGCTGTCCACTCATAGTGACGGTAGAAGTTCAGGGTCTTGCCCTCAGCGTCCTCCTCAAAGTAGCTGGAGTCGAGGGGCATGGCCTGAAACACGAACTTCTTGAATTGATTATTCTCTTCCTCGTAGTTCTGGAAGATCGTGGCCGGGCCGTAGGAAACGAGGTCTAGGTAAAGTTCATTGACCTCCAGCCCAAAGTTGGAGTTCTGAAGCTTCGT